TACCCACACCCGCCACCGTCGTACTTGCACGCGGCACCGCAAGCTTCTTCGCCAAATCCGCGCCCACAGGAGCTCCCCCCCTCCACAGGCACCCCAGTCCCGAGCAGCACCAGCCCCAGACTCGTCTCCGTTGCAACCCCGTATGGGTCTCCGCCAAAACATACCCACCCCGCATTCTCCAGCCAGCACCACATATCATAACCGCCGGACTCCCTGGGCGTGTAGTAAATAACACCCCTCTCCTCACCCTCTGGCAACTCCTCAACGCCACCCAGCAGCACACGCCTCACCTGGTCACCATCAACACCATCCTTGCCAACAGCCCGGTACGGCAGCGTCACCCACTGCCCGTTCTCGTAAACCTCCCAGAAACCATATGCATTCACACGCGGAGCCTTCCCATGCTCACCCTGGTACGGCTGCCCCGTGTCCACACCGCCCACCCATATCGTCCCCGTCACTGGATTCATCACAAGAACACTCACGATATCCTCCTGCCACCGAGCCGCAAACACCCGGAACTCCTCCACAGCAGCCTTGATGTCCTCGGCACTCCCCGCTGCCGCCTTCGCCTCCGCCGCATACCTCGCAGCAGCACTGCTCGCAGCCCAGCGCAGCCCCAGCGGGCCACCATGCAGCGAACTCTCGCTCACTACAAGCTCACGCACATCTGCTGCTGCAGCGGCCTCCTCCAGCGGCTCAAAATGCACACGCGTCAGCGCAGTCACTTCCCCATGCAGCAGCAGCCCCTGCTGCCCCGCGTCGTCAGTAAAGCTCAGCTCGTAGCGGTACGTCCCGGACGCCACAACGGGCAGCGTCAGGTACAACACCCCCGACTCCTCGCCATGCTCAACAGAACACTCAATAGCAACACCCTGCGCATCAATCAGCCAGAAAGAAAACGCAGCGTTCGCCACATTCAAACCGCTAAGCGCTCCGGCGCGCCCCACGCGCAACTTCACGACCTCGCGCAGCCCCGCCGCTATGCTAAAATTGAACCTCGTTCCTGTACTCCACTTCATGCAGCCATCATACCACCAAGTCCGCGCCGTTTCCGTATATCGTTTAATACATGGCACCCTCTCCCGCCTCTCGCTATAATACCCCCATGCAGGCAGCAGAACAGCTAAGAAAACTCCTCACAGACCCCAAGTGGCGAATCAACAACCTCTATTGGATAACCGACAAAACCGGCCACCTCGTCCGCTTCCGCATGAACTGGGCACAAGAGGAACTGCACGACACCGCACACACCCGCAACAACATCCTCAAGGTGCGCCAGCTCGGCATATCCACCTACATGGCCATTCGCATGCTCGATGCCTGCCTCTTCACCCCGAACTACCACGCGGGTATAGTCGACCGAACCCTGCCTGATGCCAAGGCAAAGCTCGGTAAAATAAAGTTCGCCTTCAACCACCTCGACCACCTGCCTGAAAACCCCACGCCACAAGACCGCGCGCTGGCCGAGGTCGGAGCCACCATCAAGCGCCTAGCCGCTGGCACCACCATAAACAAAGAGTCTGTGGAGTTTTACAACGGCTCGGAGATATTCGTCGGCGCCACCCTGCGAGGCGGCACCATGCAGCTGCTGCACGTCTCCGAGCTCGGCTCCATAGCCCGGCATGACCCCATCCGCGCCTCCGAAATCATCTCAGGCTGTCAGGAAACAGTCGGGCCCGAATGCCTCATATTCTTCGAGTCCACGCACGAAGGCGGTAAGACCGGCATCAACTACGAGCAGATTGAAACTGCCATGGAAAACATCGGCAAACCGCTCACGCCCCTCGACTACAAGTTCTACTTCTTCCCTTGGTACAAACACCCCGAGTACCGCCTCGAAGGCTGGACACCCTCGCCCACCGCCGAACAGCAGCGATACCTCGATGCCCTGCAGAAAAAGCTCGACATTACCCTCACCGAACCACAAATCGCCTGGTACCTCGGCAAGTGGCGCACCCTCCGCTCAAAGGTCAAACAAGAATACCCCTCCACACCGGAGGAAGCCCTTAACAACATCATGGACGGCACCATCTTCTCCGTCCAGCTCTACGACCTCATGGAGCGCGGCCACATCGCCGCCACCTTCGATGTGCAGGCTCATCGCCCCATATACACATGCTGGGATTTAGGCATGGCAGACTACATGTCCATCTGGTGGGTGCAGCCCTCCGACCAGGGCAAGTGGCTCCTGCTGGCCAACTACACAGCCAACGGCCACGGCATCGACCACTACCTCAACATACTCCGCGAGATGGACGCCAAACTCGGACGCTGCACAGCATGCGTCCTCCCGCACGACGGCTCCCGCCGAGACTTCAACGAGACCACCTACGAGCAGGCCTTCCGCCTCGCAGGCTACTCCACCATACTGGTGCCTCGCACGCAAGACAAGTGGGACAGCATAGAGAACACCCGCGAACTCCTGCAGCACTGCATCATCCACGCCCGATGCGGCGAGAAAACACACGCCAACGGCATATCGTACCCCTCCGGCCTCGACTCCCTCAAAGACTACCGAACCGGCCCCGAAGGTGCTCACGGAACCCTCCGCTCCCAGCCCCTCCACGACAAATCCTCTCACGCCTGCGATGCTCTCACGACCTTTGCCGACGCCGTACACCGCGGCTTCATCGCCCCCAACAAAGGCTGGAACACCACCCCGGACCCTCACAGGCACCGAGAACGCCGCACATACGTTCAGGCTCGCCTTCGTTAACCTACTTACAACAACCATACACAACAATGAAAAGACTAGCATTCAATGGCGGCGAAATCTCGCCCGCAATGGCACTCCGCTCCGACATGGACGTCTACACCCGCTCATGCTCGACTCTCATCAACTGGGAGGTCTCCCCCACAGGTGGCATCACCCGCCGCAGAGGCATGCGCCCCCTCACACAAGCCATACAGGACAACTCCCGCCTCTTCCCCTTTGAGTATTCAGCCGACCTCTCCTACCTCATCGAGCTCAGCTCAGACACACTCATCGTCCGCGATACATCCGGTCAGCCCGTCGCCACCTTCAACGCAGACGAAAACGCCGACTGGGGGTACGACGACCTCACAAAAATCTCCACCATGCAGCTCAACGCCGTCCTGCTCATCTGCAGCCCGGACTGTCCGCTTATGCAGCTGCGTCTCGAAAACGACTACAGCTGGTCCTTCGCCCCATTCACCTTCAAAAACCCGCCTTGGCACCAGGTCACCTCACGCGAGCACGAGCTCAAAATAACCCCGCGAGACGATGGCTACTACGAGGCCACGTTCTCAGAAAACGAAGTGCCGGAAGAAACAGACCCCGACCCCGGCGACATCCTCCGCGCCTCCTACTACACCCCCCGTCAGGAAGCATTCGCCACCTCCGAGCAACTCCGAGGTGGCACCTGGAAAACGTACCCGGACACCACCATCGGCTTCACCTCCGCGGATACATTCAAGGTGGGCGACAGAATCGCACTCGCCACAGAGCCAGCCTACGAACTCTTCGTCTGCATCAAAGACTTCACCGGGTCTGACGACTTCACCAACAACTGCACATCCCCCGCAAATTACCCGGACAACTTCATAACCGCTGACAACACCGCAGGCTACGACCAGACAACCTCCATCACCGCCCTCACCTCCTCCTCTAACTACAAAAAGGGCGATAAGGTCAAACTCCGCTCAGGTTACTGGAAACTCTACACCTGCATTCGTGCATTCGCACCAACAGACCACGTCCCGGGCAAGAACACCCCCGCAGACTACCCCTCGCACTTCATCGCCGGCATCCCCGTCGGAGCCCCCCTCACCTGCCGCGGCACCTGGAAATTCCACTGCTCAGGCACATGGTTCGGTTCCTACGAAATACGCCGCTCCTACACAAACAACACCCTCACAGCCCTCTGGTCAACACTGGGCGAGTCTCTCTCGCTCATAGGCTCCGCCACAAACAACCTCATAACCGGAGACGAAGCCTCCGAAGAATGCCACCTGCGCCTCTTCCTCACCTCCGTCCGCTACTCCGGCACCGACCTGGCCTCCGGCTGGCCTGCCGACTCCTGCGGCAACCGCCTCGTCGTCTCCGCCTACAAACACAACATGCACCTCACCGTCACGCCAGATGGCCTCCTCCAGGACACCTCACCCATTAAACTTCCCCTCACCAGCGCCCTCACCACAGACGACTGGTCCTGGTGCGCCTTCAACGCTCGCTACGGATACCCCTCCCTCGCATGCCTCCACGAGTCCCGCCTCGTCCTCGCCTCCACCGACCTGCAGCCACAGACCCTCTGGTTCTCCCGCACAGACGACCTCAACAACTTCGCCACCGGCACTACGGACGATGCCGCCATGCACCTCACCATGACCACCCAGACACAAGCTCCCATCTGCTGGCTCATCTCCCGCGGCTCATCCATCCAGCTGGGCACCGAAGATGGCGAATGGGTCATACAATCCACCACCGGCGGCGCCATGACACCCTCCGGCATCCGCATCACCAATCATGGGCGCATCGGCTCCGCTCACATCCCCGCCACCACCGCTGCCGACCGCCTCCTCTATTGCGAGCGGGGCTCCGGCCGCCTCTACCAATTCTCCTTCGACTACTCCCAGGACGCCTTCGTCTCACAGGACCTCACCATCTTCGCAGACCACATCCTCTCCCAGGGTGGCGGCATCACCGGCGGCACACTGCTGCGAAAACCCTACTGCGTCGCTGCCTACACCCTCGCAGATGGCACCATGGCCCTCATGTCCTACAACACCCACCACAACGTCCACGCCTGGCACCGCTGGCAGACAGAGGGGCACATACAATCCGCAGTCGCCCTGCCAAATGGCAACGACTCAGACCGCCTCTACCTCATCGTCGACCGCGGCTCCATCCGTTACCTCGAAATCATAGACACAGACTCCCCATACATCGACGGCGACCTCTACCACTACACCTCCACCATAGAAACAACCGCCTTCACCATCCCCGACGAATCGGAGAAGCAGCGGCACCAGGCAGAAGTCCGCGCCTACTTCGCCTCGCCCACACAAGCCCACTCCGTCACCGCACGCACCGCCTCCACAAACTACAGCCCCATCGCCCACACTGGCACCCTCTCCCAAGGCTGGGTACGCATCACCACCCTCTCCGGCTACGCCGACCGCCCCCTCATCGGCATACGCATCACCGGCGACACCCCCTGCACCATCCTATCGGTGCAGGGATAAAACCCCATCAAAAAAGGCGCGCTCGTTTCCGGGCGCGCCTTTTGAGTTATGACAGATACGGGATTTTAGAAATCTTGGGCCACAGGCATCACGAACACAGCATCGTCTCGGTAACGCATGCAACCCGCCTTACCTCGCACGCGCAGCTCGTGGTCAACATCCACCATGCCGTTCACATCCTTCAGCGTCCAGTCAGCATCCTTCCACATGCCGAAGCCAATCTGGCTCTTCAGCCAGGCACAACACATACGGCAGTTGTTAACTGCTGTGCCGTTCTTGTCCTCAGTGTTCATGGTCGGCAGCATGTTAGTCACCAGGAAGGTCACATTCAGGTGCTCATTGTAGGTAGCACCCGTCTCATTCAGCTTCCCGAAACCATAGTCTCGGTTAAGCCCCACCTCATAGGCGGAGAGCAGCTGCTTCTCAGCCGGAGAGATACCCACGCAGATGTCACCCTGAGCTGTGCTGTCGAAAGCATCCAGCTCGGCCAGACGACGCTTGATGTACTCTATACGAGCATAGATAGTACCACCGAAATTGGCGCTCACACCGGCACCCGTAATGGCGTAGTCCACAGGCACCAGGTTACCCTTGCCCGACTTAAAGCTGGCGTAGGTCGTGTCCAGATTGTACAGCGTAGCACCATCATCACCGCCATAGTTCGTACCGAGAATACCGCCCATATGGCCACCATCAGCAGCGGTTTTCACACGGTACAGACCGGAGGTCTTATCCTTGATGACACCCAGAGAGAACATATCAAGCGCGCGCCACGGCTGGCTTCTGCTTACTCTTAATGAGCCCGAAGTTATACTCCAGATTCATCATATCATCCACCTCGTCAATCGAGATGTCAATGCAGTTGTAGAACTTGCGGTACTTCATACCACGCTTCCCGTGCATCAGAGAACTATTCTCCATCTGCACTCGAGAGCCGCTGTACTCCTTCACCTCAGTGCCACCCACATACGGAACCTCGTAGTAGACGCCCTTCGGCTCCGCAATACGCGTCGTGTACGGTGCCACGCGCTCATACTGCTGCTCCCAGTCGTGCTGCCATTCGGTAGCGAACTTAGCACGCACCATCTCAATTTGTGTTTTGTCTAATGCCATATAGATACCTCCTTTGGTCAGATTCGTTTTAACACATCCGCATCTCTTGCGCCATATATCATTCAATACAACGCTATAGCTTCGCACCCTGTGCGCGGAAATAGCGAGCCGTCACCTCTCTGTGACGCGGGTCGGTCACATCGCGCAGCGCCTTATTATCCGGATGCGACGTGTCAGACATAGCCGCCTGAGCCCACGCCGCCTCAGCCTGCGCCGTAGCGCTCGCCTGCATCCCGGCAGTAGGCTTGCTGCCCATGCTCTGGCTCAGCGCGTACAACACCTTAAACCCCTTCGGTGTTGCGAACTCCGCCACATCTGCTGCACTCAGCCCGTGCGCCTTCATCTGCCTCGACATGAACGCACGAGCCTCCTTCATATTCGCCGCATAGTCGCGTCCCCACTCCTGCTTCAGAGCAGCATCAGCAGCAGCCAGCTGCTCCACATGGCGAGCCTCAATGCGCCCAATCATCGCCGCCGTGTAACGGCCCAGAGCCTTGTCACTCACCCCGCACTCACGCGCCACCTCATTCGTCAGCGCCGTCAGGTCATCGCTTGCGGCAAAGTCCTCCGGCCATTCCACCTCGTAGGGCGCAGCCTCCTCGGCCTGCTCCTCCCCGGTAGCGGTCGCATCCTCCCCGGTAGCTTCCTCCTCGGCAGGCTCGTCGAAACTGTACCCGCTCGCGTCGTAGGACGGCACCTCCGGTGCTGCCTCTTCCTCAGCCGCAGGCTCCGGCGCAGTCTCTGCCGCCACCTCCGGCGTAATCGGTGCCTCCGGCACCCCACCGCCACCTGTTGCCTCCGGCTCCGCATCGCGCAGCCACATCGCTCTCATATACATTTTATGCATTTTCTGTCTCCTTTCGGTAAAGTTCTAATTGGTGCCGCAGCCACAAGCACACCTCTCGGTGCGCATCGCGCCGCATCGCATCCAGCGGGTCAAACTTCCCTGCCGCACCCTGAAAACACGGCAGTCCGCACTCGAACCGCTGCTCAAGCACCTCAATACTCCTCTCATTGAACGCTCCGCCAAACAACAGCTTGCGCCGCTTTTTCAGCTCCTCCTGTCTCAAAACCTTCGCATTCATCCTTGCACCTGACTAGCGTTTGCCATCGCCTGGCTGCCCTGAGCCGCCACCTGAGCAAGCTGCATCTGCTTCTCCAGAGCGGCAGCGTCCATACGCTGCTGACGTATCTGCTCGACCTCCTTCTCCGTCCGGAACACCTTAGCCGGGGCTCCCACAGACCGGAAAATCCACTCCACCGCACACACAGTCCAGAGCCGCAGCATCCCCCGTGAGCTGCACCCACTGAGCCGCACTCTGCAGCCCATAGTCCAGACTCTGCTTCTGAGCCTGCTCCACACACTGCGCAATCAATCCCAGATACTGCACCTCCGGAGCCTGCAGCTCAGCAGAGTCCGCACCCGTCTCCACCACCAGGTCGTGGGGTTGAGTCCCCTTTGGCGTCTCGTACTTGCCATTGCGCCACAACTCCGCGAACACGCGAGCCATGAACGAATTGAAGTCGTACACAAACAAAGTGAACGTGGCCGATATACTCAGCACCTGCTCCCTCTGGCGCGCTATCACCTCGGTGGCCGTCATCTGCCTGTCGACACTGCTCACCGCATGCAGGAAGGGCACAAAGAACGCCTCCTTAATCTTCTCATCGGCGCGCTGCACACGCTCCGCCCCTATGTCGTAGCGCCCTTGCGTACCCCACTCCCTCGGCAGATTCATTCCCGCGATATTGCGGTCAAGCACCGTCAGCCCACCTGCCCGGAAATCAATGTCACCCTCCTGCTCAGCATCCACCAGCAAACGAGGGTACACCGCAAGCGCTCCCAGCTCATCCAGGTGGCGCTCACTCAGCATCAGGCTCGCAATCTCGTCCATCACCTGCATACCCGGAGCATAGCCCCACACCCCCTCCCAGGGCAGGAACACGCTCACGAAGTAGGGGAACTCATGGTACCCACCCTCCTCAATCAGCGGCCATTTTCCTCCGGCATAGAGGTAGGCGCTCACATACGGCAGCTCCGTAGCCGGAGTATCCTTGCGAGCATTGCCCCGCGTAAAACTCTCTCGCGGCGCCACGAAATGGATGAACTCGAACTCCCTCGTGAACCGGTCCTGTTCCCGGTCGTAAGCCCGGCGCACCTGCTCCGGCAGCTTCTCATAGCCCCACTCAGACACAGCCTGCGCAGCCGTGTAGCGGAACTTGCGCGCCAACGTGTCAACTCGCCCGGACGAATTGCGGCTGAAACCGAACGTACCCACAGGCACATGGTGGAACGTCAGACCTCCACCCTTCTTCCATTCACAGAACGCGCAGCAAGTCCCGAACAACGCCCGGTCAGTGTGCGCCTCATGCATAACGTAGTAGAACTGGCTGCTGGCCAGCGCCTGGTAGGTCACCTCCGTAGCATTCTGGTACCAGTGCTCATACTTCTGTGACTTTTCTGCTCCACTATGAGAAAACTTGAACCACATCTGCCCGCTCGGCATCACCTGATTCATAAACCCGCTCACCAGCACACCCAGAGACGTTGCAGCAGTAGAACAATGCTCACGCATGAACTCACTCGCCTTCACCTGTCGCAGCACATCCGTCTTGCGAGGCATAATCTTCTGAGACAGCCAGTCCCAGATACTCCGCATCTCATCCTGCTGGCTGTACACAGCCTTAGCCATACGGCTTATAGTCTCGGCATCCATACTTACTACTCCTTTCTCAAACTATCACAGAAAGCCGCAACACCCAGCCCCACAGCCCGCATAAGCTCACGCCTGCAGCGTCGGAGCACCTGCACATCCGCCTCATTACTGCAAAACCCACACTCCACCAGCACAGCCGGAGGTCGCGTATCGCGCAGTATAGCCAGGCTGCTCAGCTTCTTCGCCCGGTCCGGTCTCGCCTGCACAGTATCCGAACGCCCCGGCAGCCATGTGCAAAGCCTGATGGCAATCTCCTTCGCCAGCTGCTCCCCCTTCACGCTCCCGGCATGGTAACACACATGCGCACCATGCGCATCCGCATTGCTGCTGCTGTCCATGTGCAGACTCACCAGCGCATCATACGCTTTCGCATTCGCCGCACGCACTGTTGCCGCCAGGTCACCGCCATTGCTCATCTGCGGAAAATCCACCACATCCACCTCAAACTTATCAACACGGAAACTCTCCAGCACAGCCTTCAGCTCCTGCGCATTCAGCTTGCTCTCCTCATGCTCATCAGCAAACGCGGGCCGCGCCCCCGTCCCCTCAGCATGCCCAATATCTACTAGCACCCTGTACTTCATACCTTCTCATGTTCCATATACTCATTCCCCGCATCCGTCAGCATAGAGTTGGCAGCCTTCGCCAAATCGCAATTCTTGCACTTCTTCCCCAGCTCCCGGTTGAGGTCGCGGTTTTCGGCGCGGAGGGTCTTAATCTCCCGCTGCTGCATAACCGCTATCCACGTCAGCAACCCCGTGCCTATCAGAGTTGCCCCCACCTGTGCTATCGACTCCGCACCCGGCAACAGCGCCGTACTCAGCACAGCACCCGTCGCAACAGCTATCTGATTAGTCATTTTCCGCTCTTCTCCACCTCAAATATGCACCCCTCCCCGCTCAGCTCATGGTACAGCGCATGCACCGCCTCAATCTGAGCCGGAGTCACACTCTCGCAGCTCTGCGTAAACCATGCCACAGCACCTGCAAGAATGGCTCCAACTACCCACAGCCACTTCTTCCAGCCAGAGCTGGCCTTAGCTTTCTCATTGCAAGACGTGGCCAGCTTACTAGCCACCCCATTTACTGTCTCTTTCTGTTTCTCGTTCATAGTTAGTCAATGGTTGAAAGTTCCCAAACATTGCTCAGTAGTTCGATTTGCGTAACCACCCAAGGCACACGCCCGAAACGGCTCTCAACATAAAGGTATGGAGCCGTCATTTTGCTGTGCTCATCAGGCGTCTGTAGAAGTATGCGCACATCCTTTTTCCAGTGTGGCAGGCGTACTGCCTTGCCCGCTTTCAGAGCGTCCAAAGCTTCACTAAATGTCATGTCTTTTGTCTTATCCATAGTTTATTCAGTTTCGGTTAAAATTAGAGAGCCATTGCCCCCACTCCTGCTCCACCTGACTCCAACTCTTTAAGTTGCTCCAAATCTTCATCGCTCAAGATTGTAGCGTTCACCCAATACTGCAAGGGTAAGAACAATTTACGCACCTTACACCACATGCCCGGATATCCGTCGTTTGTGCGACGAACAGGAATAAGGTCAGCCACCAACTCACCTGCATTATTCCATAGCTTCCATGAGTAGAATTTCGCTTTTGAAGGAAACCTCAAATACTCTTTTCCATTAAAATGGTGGTGAAACCCACCCAGAAACAGGCTCAATTCGCTGGGATTTTCTACTTCTATAACTCCTCCATAGAATTTTCTAAATTGCTTCTCACCATCAATATAGAGTCCGTTGTCACTTGTGTACTTAAATACGTGAGGTGTTAATAAAAAATCAGCCCAATCATCCCTGTCGAAGGCATATGTACACCAATCGGTTATCCACACGTAATCCGGTGGGTAATGATTTGCATAACTTAGGTACATGTTAAATCCCATGTTTCCTATTAAGTCGTCAGAGAACCCCCAAAAACCCTTATATTGGCCTCCATAAGGTTCTTCTGATAACAATTTAGTTTCGACTTCCGCAAAATCGACTCCGCCAATCAACGTATCTATATAATTCGTTCCATCCGTCTCGAAATACTCCACCCTCGTGTACCCGGCAGGCAGGCCGTCCGTATTACCGCCCCCTCGGAGCAAAACAAGCACCGAAGGGGCATCAGTAAAAAGCGTTATGTCCGCGTTCTCGTCATCAACATACGCGACCGAGCTCTGAGCCACGAAGTACCCCTGCTGCCCGGCATACGCCGTCGTATACTCTCGCTCCTGCCCATCACGCATGTACGTCACGCGGCACACACTGTCCGTACTCACCGCGTACTTCGCTCCAACAATCAACTTAATCTCCATAATAGTCTCCTAGTTTAGTTCAAAGTATTCCTTAACCCAGACCCCGCAAACCGCGCCACAGTGCTATCCACACTATGCCTGCGCTTCGCCTTCTCCTGCACCGCCTGCTCCACATTCGCCGTCGTCGTCTGCTGAGCAGCCGCATTCGTACTCATCACCGCAGGCGTACTACTCGCCTTCTCCGCCGCAGCAGCCGCAGCAGCCGCAGCCTTCTTCTGCTCCTTAGCCGACTTGTATGACGTATAGCCATTCACAGCAGCCCCCGTCAACGCAGCAATACCACCAATAATAGCACCCGTAGCCATAAACCTTACTCTCCCGAACCTTCAAACAACCCACCGTAATTCAGCGCAAACATACCTCCCTGGTACAGCGCACCTCCCAGCCCATACCACGGACCGGCCTTCCGGTTAATAGACGCCATGCGCTGGTTAAAGTCAGCCTGCACCTGCCCCACATTGTACGTCGTGTCGCCATATCGGCGCAGCGAATCTGCCTGCTCCCTCGCATTCACATCCGCAATCGTGGAGCTCTTGGCAGCATTCGCAATAGCCATCTCCAGCACCTCGGCCACCGATGTCTCCTGCTCCAACTGACTACCGGAGCCAGCAGAAAACCCGCTCGCCCCACTCACCGCCCGACGCTGCCCAACAGCAGCAGACTGATTCCGGCGCATGGTCATGAGATTATCACCGGCGATGTGCAGCGCGTTCGAGGAGTCCGTCTCCAGCTTGTACGCCTCAGCATAAGCCTGACGCTTCGCCAGCGTCGCATTCGTCCGGCCAGCTATAGCCTGACCAGCATAATTCGTAGCCGCCGCAGAACTGTTCATCCACTCACCCATTGCGTCGGCCTCCCTTCTGTTGGTCGTTACTCGCCACAGCGCGCACCTCCTTCAGCCGCGCCTTGTACAGAGCCTGCATAGCCATCTGCTCCAGCTCCAGCCCCGTACGAGCATTGCCCGTTACCCGGCCAGCCACAGTCGCAGCAGCCAGACACACACACGCCTCGCACCACGACACCTCATGCCTCGGCAGCGTCATCGCATCCGCAATCGCAGAACTCTTGTACACCACCTTCACCCTCGTAGCATCGCCCGGCGCCTCCAGCGCCACAATACGCCGCCCCGCCAACTCCCAGCGCCTCAGCCCGAACACATGCCGCAGCTCCAGACAATCCCCCGGCAACTCTGCAAAACCTCCCACCAGCGGCAGCTCCAGCGCCACCAGCGCAAACCTCCAGGGAGCATAATCCAGCGCACGCGCCACAGCATGCTGCGCGCACTCCTCCAGAGCCTTATGCTCAGGCGAGCCCTCCACCAGCTCAGACACCCCGAGCTTAGAAAGCACCAGCCTGTAGAACGTCCCCTTATCCATACCCACATCCTACCACCTGCCCCCACACAACTTCAATATATCATTCAATACAACCCATCAGCTCCCGCAGCACAGCCTCCACCGTCACCTGCTGCTGCACCACATTCACCTGCACACCATCAGGCTGCTGATACCCTCCATCCATCTTATTGAGTTCCTGGCAGCACCTCACCATATCTTGGATATTCCCCGCCTCGTGGCAGTCCACAAACGCCCGACTCAGCCGCTCCATGCGCTCCTGCCTGCTCACCACCGCCGCCCTATCCGCCCGTTGCGACAGCATCGCAACATATCGCAGAACGTCAGCATTCTTCGCCAGACGGAACGCATCAGAACGCACAGCCGCCGCACTTCTCCCCTCACAGTCAAACGCCTGCCGGTAAGCCTTGCTTTGCGTAACGCCCGTTGCAAGCAACCTCGCAAACGCCTTCTGCCTCTCATTCAGCTCAGCCATCACTACAGATTCAGCCACAGCTGCCCATCAGGCACCGGTTCCCCATTTGCCCTCTTCGCAGCCCTCGTACACTCCACCCGTCTCAACACTCCTGCCACCACCGCATTCCCGGCAGCAGTCAGCCTCCAGCTCTTGCCGTCCTCGTGCTGTATGCAGCGCACCCAGCCATTCCAGGAGGCCCCATGCACATATTGCCGAGGATTCTTCAGACCCGCCTGCTTCAGCCTGCGCTCCAGCGCCAGAGAGCTCAGCTCCCCATCCGCATAGAGCTCCAGCAGCAGCAGGTACATCCCAATGCTGCACTCACGCTGCGGCCTCAGCAGCCCTGTCAGCAACCCCTTCAGCAACCTCGTCCGTTCGTCCTTTCTCATGGCCTCAACTCCTTTCTCATCGCCGCAAACTCCGCCGCCGCCTCCTCACTGCTCACAGCATCCTGCACCACAGCTGCCCTTTTTTTGCGTCCGGAAGAGCCAGCCGCAGCCTTTTTGCGACTCCCCCACCCGGACCACCGCCTCCACCTGTCAGCATGCGCCAAGACATCCTCCAGATCCTCGAAATACTTTCGCTGCCCCCTGGGAGCATAGAAACGGTTTTCTGCCAGCCTCCCGTCCGCAAAATAAGCAGCCAGCAGCTCAGCATGCTTGTTCGCCTCCGGACAACGCACAAACGCATCCTTCGCCGCCTTCAGCACATCCGGCGCCAGGTACAAACTCTTGCTGGCACTGGGATGCGCACCACAGAGCGCCGCCAGCCACCCCCGGAAAACCTCATCATTCACCTTGGGTGTGGGGGCTGGTACAAGCGACTTTTCGCCCATATCAGCCGTAGCTATACCTGCACCCTCTTTATTACCATATATACTCTTATCTGGTGACGCAATTGTTACATTATTTTCGTAACACGAGTTTAGCGCCTTCTGCCGCTCACGCATCGCCGCCATTCTGCCCTGAGACTCAGCACGTTTCTTCGCGCACTCTCCGTTATGCTTGTCAAACTCCAGCACAAGCACATACCCCTCGGCATCCACCGAAGTCCACTCAAGCTCGCAAAACGCACGAGTGATTCCACTCTTGCCAATTAAGGTATCCACCTCTTCTTCCGTCAACTCCGTTGACCCATTGGCACAGTGAGAATCCAGCCAGCAGAACCACCGCACAGCATACCCCAGAGCCTCCATCCGGCCGACCCCGAGCAAACGCGCCAGCCGAAACACCTTCGGACTCTCCGGCAGCGTCACCTGCAGCTTTATCCAACTAGCCATTATCGCCTCAATCCCTTCTATACACCTTTTCTCAGAAGAGTCAAGCCCCTTCTCCCACCTCCTCGTAAAATCTTATCAGCAGCCTCCCCGCCTTGGGCGAACGCCTCGGCACCCGCACCCGGTGAACCTCCCCCAAGTGCAACACCCGGTCATTCACCCACAGAGCATCCGCGCAGCCATCCAGCAGCGCCTTGCAACTCGCCACCACATTATCCTCATCCGGCCCCGGCCCCGCCCAGAAGTACCACACCAAATCATACACCTTCGGACAGAACGCCGCCCAGCGCATCGGCGCCTCGCGCAGCTGCGCCAGCGCCACCAGGTACGCCTCCTGCCGCATCTTCTTGGCCAGCCTTGCACGCCGCCACCGATTCCCGCCCCCATTCGGCCGGTAATCCGCCGCAGGCTGCGCAAACTCCACCTCAAACACCTCAGCCATTGTCAGCCTCCTTTCTATACTCAGCTTCGTAGCATTCACAATAGTCAGAGCTTCTAACATGAGCGGCAAACAGCAAGCTATAACAGCAAAGCCCCACTCCGCATTTTACCGCCACATAATGTTTACAGTTTTCGCAACGGGTTTCAGTCATTCCTGCTCCTTTCTCACCTCGTCCTTCGGAATTCGTCCCTCGGACTTCAGCTTACACTCCAGAGACTCAGCCAAACTCCGCACCTGCCCCAGCAGCGTGTGGCACTCCACCAGCATAGCGCACTTGTTGCCCGCATTCGCAGCACCCAGCAGGCGAGTAGCAGCACTACTCACCCGCCGAGCCTCATCCATGTACAGCACCTCCATTGGCGCCCCCTTCGTTTTAACAGTTTTCATACATATACATTAGTTAACAGATTTACCAACTTGACAGCCATAGCCCCCTGCTATATAATCCCCCCGCCGCCCCAAGCGGCGTGGTGCTGTGATGGGACGGCATTTACACAAAATGAACATCAAACCCACCCCCACCAAAGCAGTGACAATCCTCGCGATTGTCTGGTACATACTCGACATCCTCGTCAAGACAGTCCAACTGCTGCGGTGAAGACCAGCCCCGCCCGCCTGGGCGGGGCGAATCTTTTTTAGCAGAAAAGTCTTGACAACACCGGGCAAACCTGCTTCAATAAGGGCATCCGCGGGAGGGGTCCCGCAGATGTTCATTTTGAAGAGAACGGCTTGCCTGTCTTGGGTAAGCCGTTCTTGCTTTTCCCCATCAGAACCCCAGCTCACCATCTTCATATCGCTCCCCCTTCCGTTGCACCATAAAGCCCTTCAAGCGCAGGCGAGTAGCATAACGCTGCCGCCCATTCCGGTCAACATAACTCCGGCCGCTCACCACCCCGGATGCGCTAACAATATCACCGGCGCCCAGCTTAGCAGCCTCCTCAGCAACCTTCAGCCAAGCCTCCAGCTCCACCACACTCAGCTGCGAATTGCCCGCCCTATCCGCAGGCAAACGCACCTCCAGCAGCACATCACAATACGGCCTATCAGTCCCGCCAACTATCCGGTAGCACAACTCCGGTTGACGCACCACACGCGCAGCCTCCAAATGAAACGTCGAACTCATGGTCTCAGCTCCTTTATCTTCTTGATCAACTCCAGTGTCTTTTCTTTAGCAAGCAGCATTGTGTCTACTTCCTGCCCGTCTTCGAGACGAAGGCACAGAGTCTCCATAGCGTCATCCAGCAGCAAAAGAAGCTCCAGAGCGGTTAGCGTTATTTTTGCTCCCATTTCTACCTTCATGCCTGTTCCTCCTCTCCATTCAGCCTTTTGCATTCGTCCTTCGCAGCACGCAGCGCGTCAGGATGGAACGCCACCTCAAACACCGCCACCATGCGGTTGAGCTTCTTGTCCATTACCGCTGCCACTTGCCACCCCTCGTAGACTACATAACGGCTCTTGTCCATGCTCTGAGTCACTTCGTAGTTTCCTTGATGGTCCCCGCCGTACATTTAACGCTGCCATAGTCCGCCAGCGTCTCGCGCAGCCACTCCTTACTAGCCTTCGTCGTCTGCTTCACACCCTCCGGAGCCTGAGCAGCCAACTTATCATGCACCAACTTATCCAGCTTACTGATGGACACCGAGCAGCAGCGCGTAAACTCCTCACCGCTCACCTCCAGAAGCGCATTCAACTCAGCAAACGCACCACCCGCATCCGCGATAGTAAAACTCGCCTTACCCGCACCCAGCTCAAGGCCAGGAATCTCCACCCCCGCCTCCAAGTCAGCGCGCACCTTGCGCTCAATCGCCTCCACATACTTCTTCGCCATCCTCGCAGCATCCCAGGCACGCCTCCTATCCTCCAAACTCCACGCCTCCCAGCGCACCAGCTCCAGCCCCGCAGCCTTCTGCACCTGCAAGCCCAGCGCCGGGCAACTCGCCGCCGCACGGCAATACTTACACTGCACCTCACCAGGGCACAACTTAGCCCCCGGCTTCGCAGCCTCATCCAACCTCCCGTAAATCCACCGCCGCAACTGCTCCACATCCGCCCGCGTAAAACGCCCCAGCTTCGGCAGCTTCCTGCACACAAACGGCTGCAGAATCCCCGCGTAAACCTCCTCAATATCCGCGAAATTATCAAACACCAGCAGCGCCAGCGCATACAGCTGGCAATTCTGCTCCGCACTCACCACCTCACCGCGACCAAACTTGTAATCCAGCACCAAAGCCGTGCGCTCATGAGCCCATACAACATCCGGCTTACCGCTCAACCGCTGGCAAGCATCCCAAAGCCTCCGCTCACGGAACAGCACCAGCGCGTCACCCGTATACTCCCGAGCCAAATCCGCCTCCAACTTCCGGCACCAATCCACAGCCTCCGCCTCCTCAGCATCCTCCGGCAGCGTCCCATCCTCCATGTGCTTATGCAGCCTCGTACCCGCCGCAGCAGCCTCACTCACCTCCTGCTCCAGACACGCCTGCTCCGCAAGCCAGCTGCCCGGACACAGCACCAACCGCTGCAACCCACTCGCAGACGGCTTCCCCACCCTCTCATCCTTCATCATAACATCTGTATCCATAACCTCGTACTTCGTATTTCGTATTTCGTAAATCGCCTGCCTGCCGGCAGGCAGGTAACTCAAATCATTTCTCCGAACATAGGCACACTATCGCCATCCGCCCCCAGCCCGGGAATCTCATCCTTCACATCCTCGTGCGCTAACTCCAGAAAACTCGGCTTTACCACACGCCCCTGCACATTCACCGGCGAACTATTCACCTGGTCAAACTCCAAAAACTCCTCACGATCCGCAAGACCACCAATACCCATAAAATAACGCACCGCCTGAATCGTCGCACGGTGGCGCAACATACGCAACGGCCTCTGCTTCCACACCGGCGAAGCCTCCACACGGTTCTCCTCCATATACTCACGCACAATCGTAGGACGGCTCTTCGACTTGCTGTAAATACGGCACTCCACCCAACTCTTATCCTCAGCATACTCATGCTCCATACCATCAAAATCCGGATTCGCATGCACCAACTTCAGCCAGCCATCAATACCCACCATCGGCTGGATACCACCCGACTTCGCCCGGAACGCATGAATCTCCTTAATTAGCGGATTCAGCTTATACGCACTAGCCGTCATACAGAACGCAGCCAGCTCCTCATAGCTCGCCCCGCTCGGCATCACCGTCTTCATCATAATATTGTAAACCTCCTCCTGATTCACCAACCCCAGCTGCTTCGTAAGAGCCGTCAGAGCATCCACCTTCTGAGCAGAAGGTACCAACTGTTGTGTATTATTCGTATCTGTCATAGTCGTATATGTATTGTTTGTTACCCCTCATCGGGAAGCCCTGCTGGCGGCACCGACCCGCCACACGCAACCTACCAACATCAGCTGCGCAGCCCAGGCACAGGGCAAATAGGCACCACTTTTACCTCCGGGCAGGTGCGCCATCCCGGCTTCAACTACGACAGGAAACTACCTCGTGCACAGCACATCAAACGGCGACTTCCTCACCGCACCCTCGTACACATCGCAGCCCGGCAATTTCTCCCGCAGATACTCCGCCACATCCCTCACAGCATTGTCCTCCGGCACATCAGGGCGCACCAGCTCATAACACAGCCTCAGCGACTTCTCCTCCTTATCAATGCGCACCTTCAGCCTAGCACGCACCTCGTAAGTCGTCATCTGCTCAGCACCCTTAATCACCGGCAAATGCAGCACAAACTCCTTCGGCAGAGCCATATCCCGGTTTGCACCGGT